TAAAAAATGCGAAGAGGTATCGGCATGAATCAAGAAGAATTATTTTTAGAGCAGGTAATAGCAGAGCAAGCGCATCAGGCATTTCTTGTAGATGTAGTGTTTTGGGTAGGGGTACTGGCAATCATTGCATTGCAAGTATGGATTAGAATTTATTTTAAAATTTGGAGAAAGTAGTGAGTAAAAAATATAAATTATTAATAATACCGATAGAGATGGATGAGATCGAAGTTAAAACATTTGATGCAGAGCCTACGCTTGCAGAAATGCAGGAACTTGTAGGCGGGTTAATCGAGGTCGTGCGAATAGACTTTGGAGGCTTACACGAAGGCATCATTAACGAAGAGGGCAAGTATGATTCAGCGATGAACGTATTGGCTACACAGCTTTATGATTCGTTTAAACGTCTTTCAGGATTTGAGCGTGATGGTGATTACATTGCCGGTACGATGATTGTTCCGTTAAATTATGTGATGGGGGAGAATGACCATGAATGATTCAGAATTAATGTTAGAAGTTATCCACTCGAACCAACGAGCCTGTAATTTTGTATATACGAAGATTAACCGCGAACCTACTGAGCAGGTCTGCGAGGTCAACTACGAGCTTGTAAAAGCGTTCAATGCGCTCGTGGACATAAATCAAAGACTAATAGATGTACTGCATCCAAATCGAAAAAAGGTTGAGCCAACGTATTTGAAATATAGAAATGTAAACCATTTGAAGAAAAGGGCTTGACATTAAATAACCCATGCTTCATCATTGGGTTTCAATAAATCGCAACAACAGCCTGTGGAGGGCAACATGAAAAAAAAGCTAAACGATAAACCTCGTATTCAAAAACATTACGAAAGATTAACAATGATAAAAAGATTCACTAAGGATCTTGTCGCTGTACCGGCAAAATTTAATGGCAATCCATGTTGCATGTTATGCATCTGGAGGGAGGATGATGAGAGTGTAGACCTGATACCGCTTGCCAGACTGCTCGATGCAGATGATATGGATGATATTGATGGGTTTGATATGGGTCTAGGCTCGGCTTTCAAAGAAGCCTTTGAGAGTATAGACGAGATGGACGAAAGAACTAATATTGAAGAATTCAATGAAAGCCCATCAGATTTATTTGAGGTATTTACTGAGTTAAGTAAGATTCTAAAAGAATCTAAAGACGTTTAAACGATTTAATCAACGCAACACAACTGCCGGAGGGCAAACATATGAACCAGAAAGAACTTACAAAAATAGCGAAAGACATGGGGCAAGCAACTATCATCAAGATGATTGAGAAGGTCATTGCCAATAAATCAATACCCGCCAAGATCAAGAAAGATGTTGATTCTATTCTTGCTCAAGTACAAAAAGGAGGTGCGTAGATGGCACAGCCAAGACCAAGAGATGAATTTGAATCTGACGGTGAGTATCTAAAAGACTTTTGGGTAATGTCGGAGTTTGGTGTCGATGAAAGTGATTACGAATTGTTTCGTGATTTCTTTGGGGGCGGTGATTGCCCTCAGACGGAGGAGGAGCAAAAGCATTATGATGAGCTACCTCCTACGGTCAAGGTCTATCGTGGGTACAACACCGTATCTCGATCACTCGATAGCATGTCATGGACACCTTGTAAGCGGGAAGCGGAGGGCTTTGCGTATCGAAGTACATTATACGAGGAGGTATCTCGTAAGCATGGGGGTAATCCCAACACAGATAAGGTAACACCTGTTGTTGCAACCATGACGATTGGCAAGGGTAATATTGATTCCGTTCTGCTAGGTCGAGAAAAGGAATACATTATTGCATGTCCAGATATTTTGGATCACGAACCTTTAATAGAAGAAAGACCAGACCTTTTACCATTCCAAAAGGAGGTAAAGGAATGAAAACAAATATCAGTATTGAACTAAACGATGAAGATAGAAACCGTTTAAACAGCATTTGTTTCAACACATCGGGAAAGAAGTTGATCACCAGAAAAGAGGTGACAAGCGTGGTACATCTTTTTATTGAAGAATTACTGCGAGGTGAAACACCGCGAGAGGTGACTAAAAATATTGTTGATAATGGTTGTAAACATTATTTTAATGATGTCGAGGTTACACCGGAAGAATATGGCATGGGTATCCATGCTTGGATTAATAAACGCAAACAAGCGAGGGCGAGGGTATGAAAATGAGCAAAGACGAAGAAAAATTTTACAACGATAACGTGGTTGATTTCGACAAAGGCAAAAAAGCTAAACAAACAGCCAAAGGTATATTAAATGGTGCTAAACAATATGGTGTCGAAAATAAAAAAGAAATAAAAGAAGAGGCTTCGGGCTATCGGTATTGGTTTCCAGAATTGGATGAGGTCAGCGTATCATCTGATGCGACCAAAAAGATCGAAGAAGCGCATCAGGAGAAAGCTGATAAATATATCCAGTACCTATTGCACCTGATCAATACCGGTAATTTTGGAATCACAAGTGAAGTTGAGGACTCGTGCAATATGTTCTCGGTGGCATTTGGTGGGGTAGTCAATGCTAGGTATCCGTATGATCCTAACTTGGATCGAGATAAAACAACAAAAGATGACATGATTTTAGTTAGCCTTTCAAAATGCAAGACAATGTGTTTTCTGTGCATGGAATACGAATTAATCGAGGACAAATCATGAAAAACGAACCGCATTGGTATGGCTTGGCTGAAAAATTCAGGCGCGAGGGCAGGACGTTGCAATATATTTCAGATCTTTTGGGCGTAGCTGTTCCAACATTACGGACACAGCTTGTCCTGAGAATGAATGACTATGATACGTTTAAACAGCCAACATCCAGCAATGAAGCTAGAGCTAGGAGCGCCAGAATAATAGAAGCCGTTGAGCAAAAAGAATCTATCACAAAAATTGCAAAGCGAGAGGAGGTTAGTCGGCAATGGATTTACAAGTTGCTAAAAAGAAAAGAAGAAAAATTAAACAGACTTGTAAAAAATGAAGTTGATAAAAAACAATTGGAAAAAAAATTTAAGGGGTACTTTGAATGAGATATGTACATATTAATCCCATTTCCATAGATGACGAAGAGTACGAAGATTTTAGGCGCATAGGCTTTCGTGATTGGATTTTTGAGCAAGCAGAGGCGCGTAATTTGAGCTTTGATCATATATCTGGTAGCAAGCCAGTAACTAAACATACCCGATCCAAGAAAGATGGCACGTCAATAGTTTGCCCAAAGTGTAATCACAAGGATATGGTATATCATTTCAGTTGGTCAGCTTTGGTATGTCAGGAGTGTAAAGCTAAAGTTAATAAATACGATTGGAGAATCGCATGACTGATAACACTTGAGCCGTACTTGATGGCTATAAAAAATAAAATAAACTCAGGACAATTTTAATATAGGATTGAACGCACATAAATTGGGAGATAAACAATGACTGCTGAAGTAATAACTTGCAAAGAATATAATCGTAGAGGTTTTGAAGAACATAGAAAAGCAGTAGAGGAATGGAGAAACGAATCAAAACCTAGAACTTATCCTTCTGTATTATTTTATATATTTCATAAAGACAATGGAGAGCCACGAAACTATGGCTATGTATTAGCAACAGAACATGGCGGTAAATGGTTTAAAACTAAAATACAAGCTACTAAGGAGATTAAAGATGGCAAGTGAAATTGAGCTTTTAGCCACAAGAATGAAAGCCTGTCTCGATGCTAAAAATCGTGGTACATCTAAATGGGCTAAAAGTTTTTGGAAAGGAAGGATGAAAGAAATTTATTCTAATTATATGGGAGAGCAATTGTGAGTGAGGAATATGATTCTTACTATCGTTTAAACAGACCAGTAGAAGTTCCTGAAAGGGAGACATCTCCACCAGAACCAACGAGCGAAAGTGATCCATATGAGGATGATGACGCATATGATAATTTCATCTCAGATCAATTGGATCAAGAGTATTTCGAGAATAATCCAGAAAAGTAAGCTCGTACAAGCTCGTATATGAAGAGATAGAAGGGTAGGCAAGGGCAATGCCTACCCTTTTTTTAGCTATAATTCCCTGTATTCGGATCAAATTTAAGTTCAATCACACCCAGTTTTCCTGATTGTCTAAACCTAATCTTCTTCACATGCACTCTCACTTCGAGTGAGTTCGGTGTAAAGTCGCGTTCAACGATTAATAGATTATCGCACTTGTTATAGAAATTAGCCGAGCCTGATATATCTTGTGCTGTCGGTGTTGGGAAACTTCCATCCATGTTACGTCTCAATTTGGTAGGATGCGCCACCAACCAGACATGCACACCATGAGTCGATGCCCATCTTTTTATCGAAGCCAACATCAATGACACATATTCGGTTTCGGTGTATCCCGCAGGACGCTTATGTTCAAACTCATTATAAGGATCGAGAACCAAACCACGGAGATTCGGATACCTCTGTACTGCATTAGTCGCTGTGTTTAAACACCACTCAATTGTTGGAGGCTCGTCCTCGCTACGAATCCAGTAGAAATGTTCTTGTATAAACTCAACAGCAGGATACCATTCGTCATCTCTTACCTTGTTGCCCGAAGCAACATCCCAAGTAGGCTTACCAACTAATTTAGCAACTAATTTGTTGATATGTTCATCGACAGGATTTTCAAAACTACAAATAGCAAACCGGTGAGCATGGTTTTTTGCCAACCCCAAGATGATTGCGTCCAGTAATTCAGACTTTCCTCCATTTGGCACACCAGATATGAGCGTTAGTTCACCGGCTCGGACTCGATAAGCACCGCCATCAGGTGTACCGTCCATTGCTTTAATACCTGTTGACAAGCCGGTACGCACATCATTGTGTAAAAGACGTAAAGCATCTTCCACATAATCATGCGTTTCTCTTAAATCCTTCAAAGGATAAGGAGTCGCATTATCTATTACATCCAATACCGCTACCTGACCATTTTGTAACATATCATTTGCATCCTTATGACCGGATGGTAAAGACACTTTCCAACATCTTACCTTCCCAAGTCTGCGGGCTAATTCCTCCCGCAATTCGATTCCTTGTTTGTCGTCATCAGTAAATAATATGATCTGTTTAAACGATTTAAGTTCTTTATGCAAGAGTTCCAGCCAAATCATTTTCTTGTCACCTGCTCCGTCCGGTACGGATATGACGTTGGTTACTCCGGCAGATAGGCAGGCTAATGCGTCAAGCTCTCCTTCTACTATTACTAATTTTTCGTTGCTGTGATCCACTAAATGCCACAAATACGGTAATCTTTCGCCACCAGAGGTCTGTGAAAATTGTTTTTCAACTGTACGGTACTTGATGTTAGTAATTTGACCGTCTTTTTTATGCAGGAAAGCCATTGCTCGTTGTTTTTTGCCACCAATAAAAGCATCTGCTGAACAAATTTCCGCAATATCAAGAGCTTCCGTTGTGATCTTACGATCATTTATAAACCAATTGAGCATTTCTTCTGATAATGGATACGTTGGAACGTTCCCGTTAAACTTTGGTTTTTGTTTAAACGATACTTGTTGACTACTATCATCTCTCCAGACACTTCCTGTCCAATTACAATGATGACAATTCCATTGCGCACCTTGCGTATCGACCAACATCGAGAGACAAGGCTCTTGTTTATGCTTTTTTCTGGTGTGATTGCAGGAAGGACAAATAACTTTTTGTTGTCCGTCTCTTAGTGATTGAAGATTAAATCCCTCTTTGATTAGCTGTTCTGAAAATGAGGCACTCATGGCAACGTCCTAAAAACTTTTTTGCCAGTATCGTCAATTTTTCTTCCCATATCATCTCGCTTATTGTCTTTTGCGTATTGCGCATCTAATTTTGCCAGATAGGAAACAGTCGATAGATACCATCTTTTTTTATGCGCATTTTCAGCCTCTTTATGAAACCACGCATCGCGTGAAAATAAATGTGCGTCTAAATTAGGTATGTTTTTGTATGCTTTTTCCCACCTGTCGTAATCATCTTCAGTAAGTTTTATAACCTTACCATTAAACTTATATTTCTTCATTGTTATTCTCCTAGTTGCGATAGATACTACTTTAAAATCAATAACTTACATGCTACATAATTAGACTTCGGAAAGCCTGAAGTGAACCCCCCCAAACCCCCCCATAGATAATGAGAAGTCTGAGGAATTAGACTTGCGGATTAGCCGTCAGTTTTACCCCCACCACATTTAGCCGTGATCAGCTTGCGAATTTAAAATTAACACAGTAAAATTCTTCTTGCAAATGATCTCTGCCTCCACAGATTCTTTTGCCCTCCGTGTTGCGATGGAGATTCGAGCCTCCCCATTAATTTGCGGGAGGTTTTTTTTCGTCCCAATCAATCTCCGTAACGGTTACTTCACATCTTGGGTTTTCTTTGTCTAAGAATTTCCTGATTGTCTTTTGTTTAAACGCTCGATCATTGGCATACCAAATACCTTGTAATGCATCTAGTATAATACTTTCATCGAGGTCTGGTCTGCGCGAGGAATAATATATATCGGCTTCGATTTTCAGATCACCTTCTAACATTGGGCTAATTTTTTTTGCTTGCAGTTGCACATCACGCTCAAAAACTAATGCTTTTTTACTTTTAATAAATCTAGGTTTACCACCAAAATGCACTAACCTACGGCTATTTGCTTTAGAGCAACACTCGCCATAAATAATCTGCTTGACTTGTCTTTTATCTACGCTCATAATGTTATCTTTCATCGCAACAATGGAGAACGACAGTGGAGTATATCAATACCCATAATTTACCTGCACCATTAGCTAATGCTATCAAACGCGACAGTTATAGCAAGGGTGATGCTGTTATATCGGCAACAGGTCTTATGCGACCTGCTCGTATGTCAGCCCTTTTTGATGACTATGACGATCAAATAAAACGAGATGTAACTACAGAGGTTTGGTCATTGTTCGGACGTGCTGTTCATTGGATTTTAGAGCAAGGCGAAACAGACGGCTACATCACCGAGGAGAGGTTTTTTGCAACGTGTGAGGGTTGGCGGGTGTCAGGTCAGCTAGATGTCCAAGAAACGCAAGAGGATGGCTCTCGTGTTATACAAGACTATAAAACACGCAAAGTGTACGGTGTCATGCATGGCGGTTCGTCAGACGAGCAACAATTAAATATATACGCATGGTTGGCACGTCAAAATGGTATCGAAATATCAGGTCTACAAATAATCAATCTGATTAAGGATTGGTCAAAACATCAAGTCAATAGAGTAGATGGCTATCCAGAAAGAGATGTTCATATCCAAAATATAAATATGTGGACACCGGAGGTAGCTGATGCATTTGTGCGTGAGCGTGTTCTTATACATAAACGTGCTCGTGATGGTGATTTGCCTGAGTGCACAGATGAAGAAAGATGGTTGCGTGGCGAAAAATACGCAGTTAGGAAAGAAGGAAGGAAAACAGCGGTTCGTGTTTTCGATTTAGAAGAAGAAGCGGAGACATTTATATCCGCACTCAAAGACAATTCAAAGCATTACGTTGAGCATCGTAGGGGAGTGAACATGCGATGTGAAAGTTATTGTGACGTGGCTGAGTATTGTTTTCAATATCAATCTATAAAGGTGCAAAATGAGCAAAAAAGTTGAAGTAAATTACGAGACGGTTTGGAAAACGCTCTCTACTCTTGATTGTAACGATCAAGTAAAGAATAAAATGGGATTGTCTTATCTATCGTGGGCTTGGGCTTGGGGTATCCTTATGGATAACTATCCATCGGCAAGGTACGTTTTTGAAGATAACCAATGGCATCAAGATGGATCTGAAACGGTTCATTGCACAATCGAGATAGATGGTGACAACGGTGTATTGAGCAGAAAGATGTGGTTGCCGGTTATGGATTTCAAAATGAAGGCAATCAATCAGCCAAATTCTCTCGATATATCCAATACAAAAATGCGTTGCCTTACAAAATGCATGGCAATGTTTGGCTTGGGATTCTATATTTATGCCGGTGAAGATCTTCCATCAGCACCAGAACCAAAAAAAGTAGAAAAGAAAAAAGAACCAGTATCTAAACCAAAGACCGCCAAAGATTTGAAAGAATCAATGGAAGACAAAGGTTTGTCTACTGAAAAACCGATGACTCAAGATGAATTCGAGTCAGCCATAAGAGATACTTTTGAGCTCGATGACGATCCTAGTTCTAATTTCAAAAAAGTATCAGAAAAGGCGCTAGAAGATATGGATGTTGCAGTAAATTTGAAAGAAGTAGAAGCAATTTGGAAGAAAGCGATTGGTGATTTAAAAGATGTAAAAGGGAAAGTACCTAGCACAGCTTGGTCGTTGTGGTTGGGGAACATGTCAATAATGCGTGAAGAAATGATAAAAAAGGAAACTAAGTAATGGCATATGAAATGAAAGATAACAGCGGTTCTATTTTTAAGAACAAAAATAAGACAGAGGAATGGCATGCACCAATGCGGGGCAATGCTTTGATTGGTGGTGTCGAGTATTGGGTTGATGCCTATACAAATGTCGGTACAAAGAATGATCAAGAAGAGAGATGGCAGGGGTTGAGGTTCAAACCAAAAGAAAACAAACCAACAGAAAGCTCTGGAAGTTACAAGGAAAGTCACAAAGCTGAAAGTGAAATAACAAAAGATGACATACCATTTTAATGTTTAAACGTCTTAGGAGACTAGCGTAGATTAGCGATATAAGACCGGTCTAAGTGGGATAATAACCAGAAATCGCACCACGACTACGTTAGTCTCCGCTTTTTTGGAGGCAATATGAGTACAACAAGACACGATGAAATGAAAGAACAAGTACAACGTTTTCATAACGAAAATCCTAGAGTTTGGGATTTATTTATTCAATTTACATTAGACAGGATTCACAAGGGGTTTAGTAATTATAGTGTAAACGCTATCTTTGAGAGGATTCGTTGGGAGTTTGATAACTTCGGCTCAAAAGATGCGTGTAGTTTTAAGTTAAATAATAACTATCGCGCCTTTTACGCAAGAAGATTCATGCGAATGTTTCCACAGCATGAGGGTTTTTTTAGAACCAGAGAGCAGATTAGCAAACAGACCGACAGAACCAATCTAGCTGAATTAACACCAAAAGATTATGAATAAAGAATGGGCTGACAAAGTTAGAAGCCAACGTTATTTAGCAGATGTTCGTGAGCATGGGTGTTTGGTTTGCCAAAGACCTCCACAAGCTCACCATTTAACTCACGCTCAAGGATTGAGGGGCATGAGAAGAACCGGAGATCAATGGGCAGTACCATTGTGTCAAGAACATCATTTTAATTTACATGGTCATGGCAACGAATCGCAATGGTGGGCATTGCAAGGACTTGATCCTATTGCTTGGGCAAAAAGAAATTGGGAGTATTTTAATGAGAAGTGAGATAGAAAATATGGCTGAACATTTTGAAGCCAAAAAATATGCATACAGACAAACAAAGGACGGTGTTGTGTTATCTTTTGTCTTACATCCAGATGATATTCCCCCTGACATGGCTGTATCTGCAATCGGATCTAGGTACATGGTTGCTTGTGTTCAGATCAATGATCAAGAAGAACCAATGCAAGCCAAAGCAAAAAACGAAGGAGAGAGAGCTTTATCAAGAGCCTGTTTAATTTGCAAAGACACTGATTATCAAAATTGGGTACGTTTAAACGCAGAGACATGGGGAGTTAAGCAATTGGATTTATCTGACGAAGAACTATGCGCTCGTGTTATTCGTTCTGTTTGTCGCATCGGTACGAGATCAGACTTGAAAACCAATGCTTCTGCTCAACAACGTTTAAACTTACATTTAGAAGATTTTTTAAAAAGGAAGTGATATGAGTGATACATGGGGACAAAAGATTAGAAAGCTAAGAAACGAGAAAAAAGAAACGCTTCAATCATTAGGCGATAAAGCCGGTATGTCTAAACATTATCTTTCTTGTTTAGAGAGGGACGTTCATATGCCGAGAATCAATACAGTAGAGAAAGTAATAAATGCACTTGAGCACGACTTAACAATCAAAAAAAGATGAACCAAAAAGATTTATTCAGCTCTTTTGAAAACAAAAAAAGCAATGTTATAGAGAGATATGAAAGTTACAACAAAGAGCATTGTTGGCAGTATGACATTAGACTTAATAATTTAGAGCAAGACTTATTTAATTTTGGTATAAAAAAAGAAGAAGCAAGTTTAATAAAAGTTTCTGATTTTGATTTTGGGTATGTTGCATCAGAAGAAAAAAATAAATGTGCAGAGATTAAGCAATTTATAGAGAGGCATGAATGGTTAGGAAAGATGCCTATGTCGATTACGCACAGATTTACAGCTAGATGGCAGGGGGTTTTAGTTGGTGTCATAGTTATGGCAACACCTAATGCCTTCTCTAATCTTCTTGGAGTTGAGTACAAGAATAAAGAAAAGTTAATAGCGAGAGGCGCTTGCATATCTTGGTCGCCAATAAATACAGCTTCTTGGCTTCTCATGCAATCTGTTAAATGGATGGTTAAACATACTGATTTTAGAATATTTACAGCTTATTCTGATCCAGAAGCAAAAGAGCTAGGAACAATATATCAAGCCTGTAATTTTTATTATTTAGGGCAAAGATTTGGTTCTACGAAACAATATCTTGATCCAGATAACCCTAAAAGGGGGTGGTTTGGTGACGTTGGTTTTAACGATAGAAGCCAGATAGTCAGGTATGCAAAGCAATTAGGTATTGAATGGCAAAAAGAATGGTACAAATTTGTGGGCACAAGGAATCAATATAGGAAAGTAGATTGGCAGGCAATTCCAGACGAAACACAAAAGATATTAAAAGATGAAAGGTCTGAGCACAAAAAAAGATGCAAAAGCAGGATTTCAGCAAAAAAACATAAGTATGCTTACATACTAGGTAAGAATAAAAAAGAAACAAAGCAATTAAAGAAACTGTTTGATGAAAATAATAAACGTTTAAACGTCTTTAATTATCCGAAAGAAAGAGGAACTTAATAAGATTAAATGGTATTGTATAAAAAGAAATGAAAGATAAAACAAGAAAATGCTTAGAATGTAGTAAAGAATATTCAATAAATCGTAGTGTAATTTATTGTTCTAAAAAATGTTCTAACATACATAACACCAAACAAAATCAAAGATTGTATAAAATGAATCTTCAAGATGGATGGAAGCATGGTGACACAAATCATGCCGAAGATTATTCAATACCCACTTATCATATTCCTCATAATATTTTACAAGAAGCAAAGCATTATGTAGATCTTAAAGATGACTTACATATAGTTGAAGATACTTATGAAGTTTTTAAAATAACCCATGAAATCTTAAACGAGACATGCACCGAAAAAACTCAAAAAATAAAAAATAGAAGGATAGCTAGAAGAAAAAGAAACCGTACTTTAAAGTCATCTTATTGTTATTAGCTACTAGGTCTATTATTACCTTTATGTCAACCGTGGTGCAGTTGTGTAGCGAAGACGCACCTTTTAATCTTTCTCGTCATCCAATTCTCGGTAATACTCAATAATTGATAAAGTTTGTCTGATGTATCTTTTTACCTCTGCCATGTTATTTGACAAATTTTCATATCCTTTGTTGGGCAATCCATAAAAAGCCTGAGATGGCGCTTCGCCTTTGTTTAAATCATCAAGATATTCTTTCATTGTATCCGGTGTTAGAACTTTCCATTCTACCGGCATAGCAACAATTTTATTTGGTAATGGCGGGTGATACATCGGTGCGGGCTTCTCAACAGTTATAATCTCAACAGGCTTAACCTCTGGAGGTGTGAACCTTGAGCCAAGACTTGAGCAACCGCTAGTCAGTATTAGCGTTATCAGTAATAATTTTTTCATCGAATTGATTTGGCTCTGTAAGTGCTTCTAATTCTCTACCTACTTTTGCCGTACCTTTGTTTATTATGCGTTCTATGAGCTTTGGTTTTGCCATAGAGAGCATGTTTAAATCATGTTTAGCGAATGTATTCTTCAATCGGTTCACTTCTAGTTGAGCTTCATTGTTTTTTTCTGTCAAACTTGTGATCTGTTCTTGCGTTTGTTTTTCTTTGTTCAATTGATTAACTATTTGTTGATTTTGTTTTTCGATAGATTTTTCTAATAACAATTGATTATTCATTGATTGTTGTAACTGTGTAGCCAGCATTTCTTTCTCTGCTTCAGATTTATCATAATAGAGTTTAAACGCTCCCAGCGTTAAAAAAAGAGTCGCTGCAAGGATAATAGAAGGTTTAAACATAGCAACTGGGCCTGCTGCGGGCCTGATGGTATTGTTTAAACATAAAGAATACCACTGGAGCACATAATGCTCCTATTGGTAAATAGACTACTATCATCAAGAT